TGATGTCGAACCAACAAACACCGCATTATTGGTAACATTGTTTGTTGTTTTTACAACATCTTCTTCAACATCTTTAAGTTTCTTTTGCAAATCAATAAGTTTATCAGTTACATCTCCAACACTTTTAATTAATTGACCCGCAACTTCATATGCTCTTGGTTGGTCACTTTCAGCAGCAAGCTCCATTATTCCATTAATTGCTTCTTGACCCTTTTCTATAAGAGAATATAAGTTTGCTCTCGTATATTCATAATCTTTTCTGATATCCCCATCACTAGAATTTTCTACCTTAACAATGGGAGTTTCTTTCTCTACGTTTACGATTTCACTCTTAATGTTTAAAGCGTTATCGATACTATCATAATTTTCTGACATAATCTATCAAACATCTATTTTACGTGTTGGACTATATTCTCTCGAATCATCGAGGAATTCCCATCTTTCGTCAAATCCAAAATTGTCATCTGGATTTGCATCTGGTGGAATTGGACGCAATGTGTATCTGAGTTCTCTCTTCGCATTTTCAACATCCGTACTAGTGTACATATCAACCTGAATCTTACGAATCAGACCATCAGTACTATCAGCAACTGGACCAAACAGATATGTTTTCGCTGTGAATGATAGTGTATATATTAATGCTCTTCTTGTTGAAAAATCACCCTCATAGTCATCCTGAAAATTTATACTTTCTAGAACCATTGGGACATCTCTTTTTTCCCCAATTGATTCGATCATATCTATTGTTACATTAAATCCTGGTTGAAAATATGGTAAAATTTGTTCGATAATTTGTAGAGCATCATCGTTTAATTTAGTTAAAATATTAAGTTCAAATCCAATATTATAAGGAACTGGCATAAAAACTTTTTTTACATTACCATTAACATCACAAGTTTTGAATGTTTGAACAACACTTGACTTTCTACTTGGATCATATTGTATAGAAGTCATCTCAAATGACATTCGTGGTAACGAAATCTGAGTTGCTTTATTTAATTCTGGTTGCTGTTGAATTCTTGCAAGAAATTTTTGTCTTGGTCCATAAGCGATAGGAACTCTCATATCACTTATACTATTACCGTTTTGATCGGTGTGACGAATATGAATTTGGTTAAATAATGTTCCGAAAGCTATTATAGTCTTTCTTATAATTTCGTGATAATAATACGTTCCTAACATTAATAAGTACCAAATGGATTTGATTCTGTAAAGTCTAAAATGAGATCTGCTTCTTCTTCAATCTCATCATTTTGACTATATTTATCATATGTATCCATTTGATCAAAATATTGAACAGTAAATATCGCTCCGGACTCTGTTCCAATAATACTTTCGCCTGGTAAAAATAGTGGTTGTGTTGCTCCAATGCCCAAATTAGAAACTTTGAGAATGTTAGTATCTTTATCCCAAGATTTAACTCTTGCCCTAATTTGAGATCTAGATCCTCTAACAATTTCGTTGAATAGGAACGTTCCGATACCAGTAAGTGTTTCTGGATTTGCAATAACCACAGTTGGGTTTGATGTATATCCTATTCCTGGATTTGCAACGTATATTGAACGAACTACTGTATCAGATCCAAGCAATCCAATAGAAGCAATTCCAACAGCAGTTCTACCTATTCCATTTTGTCCTGGTGCTGAAACTGTAATAACAGGAGTAGTACCATATCCAACACCATTATCATTAACGATAAATCTAAGAACTCCACTATATGTTGTTTCAATTGAACAAGTAGCGGCAGCACCTGCTCCACCACCACCAGTAATTCTTATAGTTGGTGGAGTGCTGTATCCAGCGCCTGCATTAGTCAAATAAATCCTATCAACAGATCTAATTCCATTTCTAACTGCCATTAAAGCAACCGCAGTTGCATTATCTCCTGGTTGTCCAGTAGGAGAACTACTTATAGCAACCACAGGTGCAGAAGTATATCCATATCCATCATTATTGAGGAAAATTTCCCTTATATATCCACTACCAATTGTGGCAGATGCTGTTGCAGTTCTACCAACGCCAATCAGTTTTAACGTAGTAATATATCCTTCATTTTCAACTTGTGTATCTATTTCTTCAATCGAGGTATCGATAATTTCATCCTCATATTCAAATAGTTCACACTTCAGTTCATAAACATAATTTTTACCTAACTGATAGAAAGGATTTTCGTGCTCAACGAATTTAACTTCAAAAATTCTTTCTCCAAGTGGGAAGTAAATTAAATCACCCTCTCTTGGACGAGTAGATAATATAATTTCACCTTCACCACTTCCATCATCTAGTGCTCCCATAAATGGGGCGATAAAGTCTTCAAATCTTTCTTTTGATATTGTGATTAACAATTCATCTCTAAGACTCATTCCAAATTTAGTTAAAATATCTCCTGCGCCAGAATACCCATCGTATGTATTTACATATGCCTCAATTGCAAAATTATCATCAAATCTTGAAGATTGAACTTCTTCTATAATAGTTTTTCTATTTACAAATTTTCTTGGTATATAAATGACTTCAACACCATACATCCTAAGATGCTCATTTATTAAGTCCTGAATCAACCTCTGTTCAGATGATGTTCCTTGTAGGAAAAATGGATTAAGTGCCATTACCCAATAAAGTCGTATGGTGGAAGTTCATAATCCATTGACATTCTCTTAGTTATTTCATCTAGTTCTCTTTCTGCATCTTCATAAATTTCTCTACCATTAAACTCAATACCACCAGGAAGTTTAACTCCTCTAAATTTAATTAAGTTTTGACCCCACTGTCTCTTAATTAGTGCTGTAAGATATCTTTTTAAGAAACTATCATTATAAACTTTGGTATGAGTAGTTGGATCTAAAATCCTGTAACAATCTAAAACTAAAAAATTACCAGCAGACTGTGCTCCCCAATCAAGATCTAGATATAATCTATTCTGTCTTTTATTAAATCTAACTTGCTTATCAGTTGTTAGTAGAAAGTCAATATCTTCGAGATAACTCTTAACCATAGCATATTGTAAAAGTTCAACTGAGTTGAAATAATATAAATCATTCAAAAATAGTTGATACTTAATACTAAACATTCCACCAGAAATGGAACTAGTATCAAACTTAAATATTTTTTCAATACCTATAACTGAATCTGGAACTTGAATATAGTTTGATGTTTCATAGAAATTAAATGATGTTGTACCATATCCAGTTACATTGGATGTTCCTGTTGTTGTAACAATTCCAACACCATTTTTACCTTTTGCCGACCCTCTATCAATATCTGCTTGACTTATTTGATACTTCAAATACATTCTCTCTACACCATCAAAGTGGCGTTCATTGAAGTATTGGAGGGCATCGTCCACTAGATCATCTATTTGGTCATCATCAACGTTAATTTCCAGCACAGGCGCTCCTAGACGCCTTAGACAGTAATCAATCAGTTCTTGCCTACTTGCTGGTTTTGCCATTTTCGTTATGCTTCAGGTTTTTTAGACTTTTTCAATTCATCATATTTGTTTTGTAAATCAAGGTTTACTGCTAGAAGCTCATTTTTTTCTTTTGCAAAATCGTCTGATAATGTTTGCAACTTTGCTTCTAGCAATATATTTTGGTTTGTTAGTGCTGCTAATTTTTGATTATATAAACGCACTAAGATATTAATATCGACTTCACTTTCATTTGACATATTTTAGAATGTTCCTCCGTCAAGGGTTGATGTCCAGTGTGGCTTATTAGTATATATTGTTGAAACTGAAGAAGGAATCACTGATAGATTTTGTATCGATCCATTATCACCTTCTTTTCTAATGTTGTAAGTATTAACAAATGTTCCCTCAACACCAATTAGACTTAATGTGGATAATGTACCACCAGTTTCAACAATACCATAAGCATTGCTTGTATCTTGCCTAATAATATCTCCTGCGGTTACAGTAACAGAAGAAGGTAATGCCAAAGTAATCTTTGTGATAGCAGTTAAAATCTGCTTTGATGTAATAACTGGAGATGCTGGATTATTTGTTGAAGTTTGTAATCCATCGGCATCAAAATATACAACACCGTGAGTATTGAAGTCGCCAGTTTGATAGTAAATACCTTTAATATCAAGGTATCCTCTGGTTCCAGTTACTACACTATTGGTGATAGTTGCATCTGGGATATAGGTCCAAGATCTTGCAGTAGCAGCACTCCCTACATTATTTTGATCAGTGTATCCAAAGAATCCAATTTTATTATTTGCAGTTCCAGTGCTTGTGTTATAATTAAATGCAACACCACGATCAGTATTAGTGTCGTATGCGTGGGTAATTGTTAATTGTGTAGTTGTAGAAATTCCAGGAGCAATAATTGCATTTGTTAAAGTTATAATTTTATTAACAGTATCATAAGCAGTTATTGTGTTTACTCCAGATACTGAAAGTGCAGCATTTCCACTAACTACATCACCTGTATTGATTCCTGTAACAGAATCTAATCTAATTGTACTTACGCCAGCAACAACAGTAGTCATTACTGTTCTTGTGCTTGTTACATCACCAAGAACAATAATAGGATCATTTAAATCGACAGTTGTTGAATTTACAGATGTTGTAGTTCCATCTACTTGTAAATTTCCTTTTACAATAACTGTTCCTTCATTACTTAATCCATCTGGATATGGATCTAAGTATAATTCATTGCCGGAAATAGTTGATATTACATTATCCTTTATTTTGATCTGATCAATTGTGGCAAAACCACTAACACCTATTGTTCCACCTACATTCAGATTTTTTTCAATTCCTACTCCACCCTCAACGACAAGGGCACCACTATCTTTATCACCAGATTCTGTAACATCGCCAATATTAATTGCTACACCATTGGCAAATGCCCAGTCAGCTCCCTCAATTTCAAATCTATTATCAGTTGCTTCATCATAACGCATTTTAACGTCTTTATCATTACCAAATGATAAGTACGTATCATCGACAATATTAATCTCACCAGTTCCATTTGGATCTAAAACAATATCACCATCAGTATTAGTAGATGATAAAGTATTTAAATCGAGTCTTAAATTATCAACGTTCCACTGATCTACTTTTCTATTGCTATCAAGAATAGCAACAATACCACCATCACTATTCCTTGTATTTGTTACGCCAGCGATTGCTCCTGGCGAATGCTCCATCATAGAAGCATAATAATATCCACCGACTGGATTTACATTGTTGCCATCATCACCTACAAAAATTCTATCTTTGTACTGGTTAATACCACCATAACTACCAATACCAGTTACGTATGCTAATTCACCCCAATTTAGACTAGAAGGTTTATTAGTACCTGAGGATCTTTTGATCCTGATAATACTTGCCATTTAGAAATTTCCCCCGTTGATGTCTAAATTCTGTGTTGCCCCTGGT